GATATCAACTAAAAGAACTACCAGATGTTGTTGTTTACGGGAATCGACAACTCAAATAAGACCCGTTTCAAATATTGTTGCTTTTGCGATAATGCAACTAAAAGATTCGCTATATTCTGTTGGTAGTCGTTATCCAACTCAAAAATGGACGACATTCAAATAGTAATAAAACGCCTCGTTAACTCAATGGCAGAGTATACGCATTGTAAGTGTAAAGTACAAGTTCGATTCTTTGTACGAGGCTCAAAATAACAGGATAGATTCTTGGTTGCTCTCGAATTGACAAGTGCGCTCCCACTTCCTGTTGTTTATTTTATGGGGCAAGGAGAAGTAAAAGTGGCGAGAGAAATTATTTGTGGTATTTATTGTATTAGGAATATTGTTAATGATAAGAGATATATTGGTAAAAGTTTAGATATTTATGGCAGATGGTACGATCATATATCTAGTTTAAGAAACAACAGGCATAAGAATGAATATCTTCAATGGTCATGGAATAAACATGGAGAAGAAAATTTTGAATTTTTAATTATAAAACAATGTATTTTTGAAGAATTGAATTACGAAGAAAGATTTTGGATTAATGAATATAAAACATTTGGCTATAATGGAAAGTTTGGATATAACTTAGATTCTGGTGGTGGAGAGGGAAAAGAAATTTGTGATGAAACTAGACAGAAAATGTCTTTACTAAATAAGGGTGATAAAAATCCAAGATTTGGTATTCCGGTTTTAGATGTAACTAGGCAAAGAATGTCTAATTCTCAAAAAGGTAAGGTAAGATCTGAAGAATCTAGAGAAAACTTATCTAAATCAAAATCTGAAACAAATCATCCATTTTGGGGAATAAAAAGAAGTAATGCCACATCTGAATTTTTTGGAGTCAGTTATGATAAAGTTTGTAAAAATTGGGCTTCAATTGTAAGAACTGAAAAGAAATCTAAAAGATTAGGAAGATATAAAACAGAATTAGAGGCTGCGCAAGTATACGATGATTATGTTTTTAAACACAATCTTCCAAATCCATTAAATTTTCCTGAGAAATATTATAACGAAAATGGAGGTGAATGATATGCCTCCTTCTGGATGGAAAAATGGGAAACCCCCATCAAATCAATTAAATCCGAATGATAAGAGATTAAAACAAAATAAAAATAAATCAATATCAAAAACAACCAATATAACAACCATAGAAACTCAAGAAGGGGAAACCTTTCTTGAGTTTTGTTATTGCCGAATGTGTATGCAAAATAAAAAAGTTTCTAACTTTTTTAAGGCTACAGATTTATTGATAGACCGTAACCTGTATATGAGTATATGCAAAGATTGCGTTATTGATTTATACTCAAGATACTATCAAATTGAGCATGATGTTTCTCGTGCAATGCTAAGATTGTGTAGAATTATAAATTGGGCATACAAAGAGAAAACGTTAGAAAGTGCATTGAAACAATTTGCTACAAATGGAAAATCTCCAGACGATCCATCTTTTCCTGGATATTATAGGGGAAAACTTGCAATTAAGAGTGAAGCGGGATTTGTTAAAGATAAAGCAACAGATCCTAGTGATCTAATTTTTAGAGAACCAACAGGACAAAATCAGCCAGAACCGATTGACGATGATGCTTTTGGAAGTGATACGATAAATTTAAAAAAGTTTTGGGGATCTAATTTCACATATGACCAATTTTGTTTCTTGGAAGAAGAATTAGCACGTTGGAAAGCAACACATTTATCTGATACTTATGCACAAGTTTCACTTTTAAAAGAACTTTGTTACATAGAATTGCAAATTAGAAATGCCAGAGTTGAAGGTGGGTCTACAAGTGATTTAATTAAAGAGAAACAAAATCTTATGAAAACTTGTTCTGTTGATCCTGCAAAAGCGAACATGGCTTCAGCGGGTCAAAAAAGTGATTCGTTTGGTTTAATTATAAAGCAAATTGAAGAAACCGAACCGGCAGATTTTTATAAGGATCGCAAGTTGTTCAAGGACTTCGATAACATATCCGCGTATTTTGAGAAATATATACGAAGACCATTGAAGAATTTTGTTACTGGTTCTAGGGATTTCAATGTCGAAGCAACTGATGATAATGATGATGAATATGATGATTTTGATAAATATTCACCTTCAACAATAGAGGAGGAATCTAAAAATGGCGGGGAAATCCCAAGTATTTAAAGATGACTTTTCTAAAAGGGTCCAATCTCAAGATATTTTCAAAAAACCTCAAAGTATGGTGAAGCATCAAGATATTGAGGAAGCAAAAAAGGAAAAATATAAATTGTGGATTACGTTTTATAGGCGTAATCCACATAGATTTGTCGAGGATTATTTTGGTATAAAATTGTTTCCATACCAAGTTTTGTGGATTTGGATCTTACAACGAAGCAATTTGGCTTATATTGTAGCATCTCGCGCTTCTGCAAAAACATGGTTGCTTGCTGTGTGGAGTTTAACATTGGCAGTTCTTTATCCAAACAGCAAAATAACTGTCGTGGCGAAAACTTTATCTCAGGGCGGAATTATTTTAAAAGAAAAGATGCAATCTTTGTATGATAACCACCCAAATGTGAAAAGAGAAATAAAATCTATAATAACGAATTCGAATGTAAGTGAATGTGTATTTAGAAATGGAAGTACAATTTTAGTTGTTCCTGGTTCTGAAAGTGCGAGAGGTCACAGATCAAACTTTATAATTGTGGAAGAAGCGAGGCTTTTAGGAAAAGATATTCTTGAACAAGTCATAAAACCATTTTTAACATCAAGAATGCCTCCATACAAATCCAATCCATTATATGAGAATGACCCTCTTCTAGTTGAAGAAGGTGTTATCTCCTATATAACTTCATGTTGGTATACAACAGAATATTGGTGGGAGTATGTAAAAACTTGTATAAAAAGAATGGTTTCTGGTGATGATACTGCTAATTTTATGGCTCTGGATTATTTAATTTCGATTCGTCACGGTATAAAGACCGTAGAAACAATTAAAAATGAAATGTCGGACATGGACGAAGTGACCATACAGCTTGAGTATCTGAATATACCCTCTGGGACATCTTCTAAGTCGTACTTTAAAACATCTCAATTTCCTAGAAATATAAAAAGAGCATTTTATCCACAAAGGGATGAAACTTATTCAGACAAGAAGAATCCATATGCAATACCAAAAACAGATGGCGAGATTCGTTTTATTAGCGTGGACGTAGCTTCTAGGGCGGGAAAAAAGAACGATAATACAATTATTAGTTGTATTCGTTGTATACCTATGATTGGAAAAGGAATGGAACGTTCTTTGTTGTACGCAGAATCACATAAGGGAGAGCATACCGGTATTCAATCAAAAAGGATAAAAGAAATTTATCATGATTTTGAAGCGGACTATATAGTTTTAGATATTCAGAATATAGGGATTTCCATATATGATAATCTTTCTCAAGTGACTCCAAGTGATGAAAGAGGAATAAACTTTCCTCCAATGGGTGTTGTTGGCAGAGAATTTGATTTTGTTGAAGAGAAATTAAGGGAAGAGTTAGAAGGTAGAACATTGGGTATGAATGCTATGCCTGTTATTTTCCCAATTGCGGCTTCAGCAACATTAAATTCTCAGATAGCAGTTATGTTTAGAACTTCACTTCAAAAGAAAATGTGGAATTTCTTAATCCCAGATGGGGATGCAGAAACTTTTTTAATAAAATCTCAAAAAGAATTTATGAAAAATGGTGAAGATAATTCATACTCGTTTTTTATGTCTCCATATGTTCAAACTGGACTATTAATATCTGAATGTGTTGGTTTGGATATGGTATTGAATAATGGTATAGTTAAATTAAGTGAACGTCCAGGGGCCAGGAAGGATAGGTATAGTTCAGTTTCCTATGCCAATTTTATTATATCACAATTTGATACCGATCTACTCAGAGAATCGCAACCTAACGACGAACTATCATCCCTAATGGCAATAACGATGGTTTACTAAACTTTTCAGAAAAGGAGGATAATAAATGTGACACCTAAAAGACAAAGAAACACTAATAATTCTAGCAGCACTTCTCCATCTGGAAAGGATATGCCTTTGGCGATAGTTGATCAAGAAGTTTCTATTAAAGAAATTTATGATGTAATTGAGTTTGCAAAGCAGAGTTTATCTGGTGGATACTTCCCAGGGATCGTGACTCCTGATTTAATCAACAGTCAGTTGAAAAATAAAAACTATAATCCACAATCAACCAATGAAGATAAAATTAATGCCGCTCTTGCTGACCCTAAAAATAATGAACAACAATTACGCGAAATGGTTGAATATTTGGAGTTAGCTTCAAGTCCATTCAAACGTGTTTTGGCATATATGAATTCTCATCTTGCATTTGATTATACGTATACATCAAATGCAGAAGAAATTGAAGAATATACATCCAAACAATATAAAAAAGACGAATTGGCGTTTTGTAATTTCATGGATCGTTTTGACTATAAACAACAGTTTGGGAATGTGGTCAAACAACTCTTGCGTAATGAAACAATGATTGCCTGTCCTAGATTTGATGGTGAAAAGATTGTTCTTCAAGAACTACCATTAAACTACACAAAAATAACGGCCCTTTGGGATCTGGGATTTCTGGTTTCGCTTCGTATGGACTATTTTCTTCAACCGGGCGTAATGCTTAACATGTATCCCGCTTGGTTTACACAAGAATTTAATAAGATTTATGGGACAGATAACAATGGTAAATATGTTGCAT